ACAAGTTAGTTAGAACAAATAACTAATATGGAAATATTTTCCTTGGTCGGTGCGGATGTGGGTGAAAATATACTAGATTGGTTGTTTAATATTTTGCATGAAAAAAGTACGAGAAATTTTGAAAAAAGGTGTTGACATTTTTCATGTTAAGTGGTATTATATAATCACAGAAAGGGAGAACACAAGGAGGTAATCAAAATGAAGAAATATGTAGTAGAATTTACAAGTGCAGAAAATAGTTTTGTGGCAGATTTTAATGATGATTGGTACCGTGAGATTGTTGAAGCTGATAGCATTGTGGAAGCTGTAGATTGCGTAAAAGATACGCTAGACAAAGAAGGAATTGGCACAGAGGGATTCTTATTTAGAGTAGATGATGAAGAGATTGCAGAACTAACAGGTGTTAGGGAATGGGTGTATATTAACTAGGAGGCACAATATGAACATTGAAACTATAATTGAGAAATACGAAGGTAACATATTAAACGAGGAAGAATTCGAAGAGTTATGTTTTGAAGAATGTGTTGAACGCATTGAATGGAATGGTTGGTGCGGGATGTATCCAGGATTACGTTGGTATACAATTTATTTCATAGACGGCCAAGATATTGATGTGTTCACAGAATGATTTTAATACTTAAAAGTTTAAGGAGACTTAACATGAAAATATTAGTTGCATGCGAAGAATCGCAAAGAGTTTGTGCAGAATTTAGAAAAAAAGGACATGAAGCATATAGCTGTGACATTATAGACCAAAGTGGAGGGCACCCAGAATGGCATATCATGCAAGATGTGTTGCCACTGTTAAATGGCGATTTATGTCCTCTCCCTGAGCGTGTATGTTCTGGTAAGCATTCTTTATACAAACATTGGTTTGCCGCATCAGACCTGAATGTTAAATCGGAATTAGCAAAAATAATATCTGCCAGTGAATGGAAGGCGAGGAACAGTGATTAGAATATTAGATAATACATATACAGATTATGAAAAAAGATGTTTAATAAGTTTATGGCATATTATGATACAAGAAAGAGACATACACTGTAAACGCCGCAGCGTTGGGTGTGATAATTGTGGCATAAAGAGACTTTGCGCTGATTTAGATGCTACATATAAATGGTTGGAGAAAAAGTATGGAGAAGATTAAAATATACATTCTAGTTATATTATTTATACTATACATGTCAATCCCAAGCACATTAGAAAATATTTGGAGGTAATATCATGAATTTAATAACAGGATTAGAAAAAATTTACAAATGCAATAATGTAAATAGTGTATTAGAAATTTACCAAGAAATAATTGTCGGAATATATACCCAAAAATGTCAGATACCCGACTCGCTTCCCTTCAATGAAGCGGTGCGCCTTTTAATGAACGTTGTAGAATTAAAAATAACTTCAATAATTGCTTTATCACTTATTGACGAATCATAATATTCATGTTAAAATATACATGTAATAAAAAATTACACTAAATTTCATAACTGCCTCTGGCGGCTGTGAAGGCCGCCAAACATCTGTGGGTAGTTCAATAGGCAGAACAATCAATCGTAAAGCGGCCGTATGTTAAAACGATCGTGACCGTGACCTAGGCGAGTTGAAAAGATGTGGGTTCGAATCCCACCCCACTGGCCAGCACTAAAAAGGAAAGGAGTGATAAAAGTGCCAAGAAAAAGGATAGTAAGTAGAACAATTAAGACAACTCAGGGTGAAGCGCTCGCAGTGGACAAAGAAACACGAGAGCTAGAAAGTGTACAATTTGTATTAAGTGGTCATCATGAAAATCCTGACAAAATGATTGAGACATTAAATCAGCGCAATGATGGTTATGTTTACACTATAATTCAAGCATACCATTTTGAAAGCGAAAAGTATGTAATGCCAGAAGATGAATTTATAGCGAATAGTGAAATTGAAAGAGAGTAAGTAAAGGAGATTAAAAAATGAGTGAGAGAAATTATATGGTTGAGATTATTGAAGCGAGTAAGGATTTGACAGCGAGAGAGGCAATCAAACTGAAAGATACAACGGATGCGATTAAATTAGATGACGCTATCGAATGGGATGGAGCCATCACATTGGATGTAGATATGTATGCTGAATTGTTGGTTCACAATAGTAAATCTGAAAAAGAAGAATATCCACTGTATATTGTTATCGCAACAGACGGCAAGAAATATTACACAGGTTCCAATCCATTTTGGACATCGTTTAAAGATATTATTTCTGAATTAGAGAAAGCAGGCGAGGAATTGACTGGTATAAAAGTATATAAGAGAGATTCGAAAAACTATACTGGTAAACAGTTCATAACCTGCGGTATAGAATAAAATAACATCATCTAACCGCCATAGTATTATGGCGGTTTTTTAATCCCAAAGGAGGCAGTCATGAGAACAATTAATCAGCAATTATGGTCTAAAGAAGTAAGAAGAATCAGAAATTTTATAAAACGCGCAAGCAAACGTGGTTTTGAATTTGACGCAAATATAATCCCAGAAATGCCCAAGCGTGTAACGAAAAAAGCGTTACAGGAATTAAGGTGGCAGACAACACCAAACAGATTATACATGCAAGCTACATATCATTTGGCAAGTGGACAGACAACTACAGGCCTGCGAGGCAGACAAATTGAAAGACAAGCGGCGGCAAGGAAAGCTGCACGCACCAGAGCCGAAAAAGGAAAAATTAAACTACCTTCACGATGGAGACTGACGTTAGATAATTTTTTAAGAACATTCACTGAAGCTGGTTTTGACACAACATGGTCGGCATACATGCGAGAAATGAAAACAGAAGACAGAAACAGAGCGGTTAATATGGTAGAAAGAGCTGTAGCACAATTCGGCGAGGAAATTGTAGCACAAAGAATACAAGACAACGCTATGCGTATAAGTGAATTAGCTGAACGTATTGCATGGGATAGTAAACCAACCGAAGTTAATCTGGATTTAAATGAATTAGCTGTTATATTATTTAATGGTGCGTTCACTTTGGAGCAGTCTATACAATATACTTTTGAAAACGATATGTTATAAAAGGTGTTGTCATGGGCAAAGCAATGAATTTTCGGTATTTTGTCGGTGATTTTGAAACAACGGTTTATGACGAACAAGATTATACCGAAGTATGGGCGGCGGCGTGTGTTGAATTATATACAGAAGACGTTAAAATTTTTCATAGCATATCAGAAATTTTTCAATATTTGAGTGAGTTCGATGATAATGTATGCATATATTTCCACAATTTAAAATTTGATGGTGCGTTTTGGATGTCGTTTCTATTAACACAGATGGGTTTTAAACAGGCGTTTTATAACATGCCCACAGATGTGGATAAAATAGAAAAACCTGACGAAATAGAACCAATTCCACGAAAAGATATGCCGAACGATAGTTTTAATTACAGCATATCCAACATGGGACAATGGTACAGAATTACAATTAAAACAAATAATAAAATTATAGAGATTCGAGACAGTTTAAAATTAATTCCATTTTCTGTTAAAATGATAGGCGAAAGTTTCGGTACACAGCATAAAAAATTAGACATGAAATATGAGGGTTTTAGATATGCTGGGTGTGAAATAACGCCCGAAGAACAGACATACATTAAAAATGATGTATTAGTTGTGAAAGAAGCATTAGAAATAATGTTCAATGATGGACATAACAAATTAACGATTGGTTCATGTTGTTTATCTGAATTTAAAAAATTAACGGGTAATTATGAATACAAACGTAGGTATCCAGATTTATTTGCAATTGAATTAAACACAGAAAAATATGGTGCTGAGAATGTTGGCGAATATATTCGTAAAAGTTATCGTGGAGGGTGGTGTTATTTAGTGCCTGAAAAAGCTGGCATAAAATACACACAAGGGTTAACCGCTGATGTAAATTCGCTATACCCGTCCATGATGTCCAGTGAATCTGGGAATCGTTATCCAATAGGCACACCAGAATTTTGGAGCGGAAATTTTATACCAAAGCAAGCACAATTTGAACACACATATTATTTTATACGCATCAGAACAAGATTTTATATTAAAGATGGTATGTTGCCAACAATACAAGTTAAAGGGAATATGTTATACCCGCCCCGAGAAATGTTAACAACAAGTGATGTATTTAATGGTGAAACAGGGCAATATTATCCATATTACATAGATACAAATGGGAATGTTGTTGACGCACGGGTGGAATTAACATTAACACAAACAGATTTTGAGTTAATAAAAGAACATTATGAATTGTTAGATTTTGAAATTTTAGACGGGTGTTGGTTCTGGACGGAGCCAGGTATTTTTGACGAGTATATTGAAAAATATAAGAAAATAAAGTTGGAAAGTAAAGGAGCGAAAAAGCAAGAAGCAAAATTATTTTTAAATAATCTATATGGGAAAATGGCCAGTAGTACGAACAGCAGTTTTAAATTAGCATATGTGCGTGATGACGGTTCAATCGGATATTTTACCATAGTACAGTATAACAAACAGGCTGGTTATATTCCAGTTGGTTCTGCTATTACTAGTTATGCTAGAAATTTTACAATTAGAGCGGCACAGAAAAATTATTATGGTGAATATAATCGTGGATTTATTTATGCTGATACAGATAGCATACATTGCGATTTAAAACCAGAAGAAGTGAAGGGCATAAAAATACATGATAAAAATTTCTGTTGTTGGAAATTAGAAAGCTATTGGGATGAAGCATTTTTTGTCCGCCCAAAAACGTATATTGAACATGTAACACACGAAGATGGTGAGCCAATAGAGCCGTTTTATAATGTTACCTGTGCGGGTATGCCGAAGAAATGCAAGGATTTATTTTTGCGAAGCATGGAAGGGAGGGAATATGACGTAGAAATTGATGGAGAAATGCGAGACGAAGAAAGGGAGTTTATAAGTGTTCATCGGTCGTTGGAAGATTTTAATATTGGGTTAGAGGTGCCAAGTAAGTTATTACCAAAGACAATAAAAGGTGGAGTTGTGTTAAAAAATACAACGTATAAAATGAGGTGAATTAGATGTTCAGTTACCTGTTTACGTTCGCTAAGATTGTTGTAATTGCGGTGTGCGTTATATTTCTTATTTTGGCGGCTATTGTTGTTTGTAAATTTTTATTTGAAATTGCCTGTAAAATATTTCATAAATTAGAAAGGTGGTAATTTAAAAGTGAAAATGTTCGAAGAAAGATTAAAATTCAAAACGGGGATGAATAACATCCCCGTTTCATATATCCTAGTCGTAAACAATACCAAAGCGAGTAGCAATCTCGACCAACCCACAGGCGGCATATTCCAACCGTGCTTCCCTGTTTCGTCAGTGGTATAAATTTACGGGGATATCAATATGATAATGCTGCTAACAATGCTTCTTTACATTTTAGATTTTTAAATCTAAAACACCCACGTTCAAAAAAGTAACGCATATTTGAAAGAAACATGTCGTTGTTTTTTAGCATAATATAATTTATATCGTGGTCATTCACGTCAACCACGATTTTCTGTTTATAAGTTTTATCGGGTTTGTCGTTACAATATATTATCCCGTTGTGTGCGTATTCACGCAGACCATAGTCACAACCCTCGTATTTTAATGTGCATAGATAACGGCCATATCCTTCAGGCTGTTCAATAAAAGTAGAGTTATCATTCAAGTATGTTGCATTGATTGAATAATTTACATATTTATCACCCGCAAAAGCTTTCATAAAGCCTGATTCTTTTTGTGCGCTTGCGGCGGATTCATTGAATCCCTGTTCCAGAACCCACCCATCACCACGCAGAAAATTCACCTCATCGGTCAATCTGGCCGATATTTTCATTGATGTATAATACGGATTCAGTAGCGTAACAGGGTTAGAAACCATATGAACAGGCACATAACGTATTTGTTTGCCGCCGCCACGAGCTATACTGGTATGTATACTGATAAATTTTCGAATTTCATTTTGGCAATAGTGGTTGTTTTCAGACTGAAATTCATCAAATAAAATCCGCTCAACGTCTTTGAAAAAATGCGAATATTTTTTAATCTGGTCAGCGGCATTTAACGATATAGCATAACCACACGCTTTATCATTTAAAAATAGCTCATGAAAAATCCCGTTTACCCGTGTTTTACTGTTCATCACATCATCAGGAAAAAAGAGGGAATTTATATCCTTAAAAAATTTATCGGCGCAACCATCCAATTCATACTGGAATCTATATAACAACGCAAACTTTTCACCATGTTTCAGATATCTGTTGACATAATACCTATTAAAATAGGTGGTCTTGCCCGCTGTTCTGTTAGCCGTACATATATATATTTCTGGTTGTTTTCCGTTGATATCTCGGAGTGATAAAAGTTTTGTTCCATCATAAAAAGACATAATTTTCCCTCCCTTTTTATTATAAAACAGTTGACAAAATTTGTCAAGGTGGTATAATAAAAGAAAAGGAGTAATATATGGAAAAAATAGGTATATGCGCTGGTATCGGTGTGGTAAGCACAGGCATATCTGCCGCATTTGGTGGATGGGATAATACGATGTCAGCATTAGTGTTTTTTATGGTTATAGATTATTTAACTGGCCTTGCTGTGGCGGGTATTTTTAAAAAATCTACCAAGACCGCAGATGGTGGTTTAGAATCTAAAGCTGGTTGGAAGGGGCTAATCAGAAAATTTTCTGTTTTAGCCATAGTGCTCATCGCCGCTCAATTAGATGTTCTCCTTAATTCTTCCTACATTCGCGATGTGGTTATATATTCTTTCTTGGCGAATGAGCTACTATCCATAATTGAAAATATGGGATTAATGGGCGTGCCTCTTCCAACCGTTTTAGAAAATGCGGTGTCCGTATTAAATAAGAAAGGAGATAAAACAAAATGAATTGTAGCGCGACGGAAATAATAAACGTAGCAAAAAACGAAATTGGTACAATTGAAAAAAACATAAATAATGTAAAATATAATACAGATTATTATGGTGGTGTTGTCAGCGGTAGCCAATTTGACTGGTGCGTTGTGTTTATTTGGTGGTGTTTTAACAAACTGAATAGTACATCTATATTTTGCGGTGGCACCAAAACTGCATATGTGCCATATGTAGATTCGTATGCACGAAAAAATGGATATACAGTTTCAAAATCCGATATGCGAAAAGGTGACATTTTAATTTATGATTGGGATGGTGATGGCGACGGCGACCACATCGGATTTTGTGAGTCTGTTTCTGGAAACACGATAACGACTATTGAGGGCAACACATCTGGCGCAAACGGGGAGGGAGTGTACCGAAAAACCAGAAGTAAAGCAGATGTGCTAACAGTTTACAGACCGCCATATTCCAGTGCGTCGTCTACTAATGTTTCACGTGAAACAATTTATGACGTGGCTGAGGCTGTTATCCGTGGAGATTATGGAAACGGAAATACAAGAAAGAAAAAACTGGAAGCAAAAGGATACAATTACAGCGAAGTACAAGATTGTGTAAACGCAATATTGGCAGATTCGAGTAATACGAATGCGGCTGAAGCAGTAATCCGTGGCGAATACGGAAACGGCACAAGCAGAAAGAAAAATCTGGAAGCAAAAGGATATAATTATAATAACGTCCAGACCATTGTGAATGCAATGTTGAAGGAGGCATAAAATGCCTACATATGTTCCACGTTATAGCACGTCCAGTCCAACAGAAATGCATGGGAATCCAATGTGGTATTCGGATAATCCATTCTATCAATCTGGCTATGGTCTTCCGAATTGTACGTGCTATGCGTGGGGAAGATATTGGGAAGTTACGGGCGAACGCCCGAATAACCTACCAACTGGGAACGCTGGCACATGGTATGATACCGCACGTTCCAGAGGATTTGAAGTTGGTAGCCAGCCAGCATTAGGAGCAATATTATGCATGGGGCGGCGTGGTTATGCTGGTCATGTGTGCGTGGTTGAATATATCGCAGATGACGGAACATTAACAGTTTCCAATTCGGCGTGGCGAGGAACATATTTTTTCCTTACAAATAACACGCCAGCGAACAATTATTTGCCCGCTGGATGGGCTTCATCTGGATATTATTTGCAAGGGTTTATATACGCGGGGCAATACGACCCAGACCCAGACCAACCACCAGACCCAGGCCCCGACCCAGGACCCGGGCCCAGTTGGAGGATACCAGGTCAATTAAAGTATTGGAATTATGCTCCAAATTGGTTTAAAAGATATTACAGATAGGAGGTAAAACATGGCTGTAAGAACGGTAGAGGAATTGTTGCAGGCTGTAGCTAATATTGTAGGCGACAATAACAGTGATGAAGCGTTGGCATTTATTGAAGACGTGAATGATACTGTACGTGATTTAGACGCTAGAACAAATGACACTACAGACTGGGAAAATCGTTATAATGAAAATAATGCAGAATGGGAAAGAAAATATAGTGAACTAGATAATGAATGGCGAAATCGCTATAAAGAACGTTTCTTTTCTGCATCAGAGGTTAATGACGATGAGGATTTTATCGATGATGTGAATGACATCAAAGAACAGGAAGAAAAACCAAAAACAACATATGATGAATTATTCGAAACGGAGGGGAAATAAATGCCTAGGAAAGTTGCAATATCGACGCTGAATGCGTCAACGTATGATATTCTGAATGTAATCAGACAGAATGCATCTGCGGAATATCAGTCACTGGTGCCAAAAGTATCGCCAGAAACAGGAGTAAGAGTTGTGGGCGAGGTATTCAGGGGATATCCTGCAATGGCTAATCAGTTTTTGTCGTCTTTGATAAATAGAATTGCATTGGTTAGAATAAACAGTAAACTTTTTAATAACGCTTATTCTATGTTTAAAAAAGGTTTTCTGGAATACGGGGAAACGGTTGAAGAAGTATTTGTAAATCTTGTCAAGGCAAGGGAGTTTTCTGTAGAAAAGGCTGCTGATAGAGAGCTGAAAAGAAGTGTACCAGATGTCAGGACAGCAATGCATATAATGAATTATAGGGTGCAGTATCCTGTAACCATTCAGGATATGGATTTGCATACGGCATTCCTGTCTGAGGAAGGTGTACAGGATTTAATCGCCAAAATAATTGATAGTATTTATTCATCTGCAAATTATGATGAGTTTCTACTGTTCAAATATCTCATGATAAAGGGAATAACATCGGGTAAAATGTACCCAGTACAGTTTGATAATAGCGATATGCACAACGCCGCCAAGTCATTCAGGGGATTTTCTAATCTGATAACATTTATGAAAACTGAATATAATGCAGAAGGCGTACACACGTTTACACCGAGAGATGACCAGTATATCTTCATGTCTGCTGGATTTAACGCTGATTTTGATGTTGATGTTCTGGCCAGTGCGTTCAACATGGACAAGGCAACATTTCTCGGTCATTTACAGCTGATTGATGATTGGACTACATTCGACAATGACAGATTTTCTGAAATAGTTGCAAATTCTGACATGATAGAGCCTGTGACCGAAGATGAATTAGCGTTGATGGCAAATGTGTCTGCCGTTATCGTTGACGCCGAGTGGTTTCAGGTTTATGACAATCAGGCCAGATTCACAGAAAAATATGTTGCATCTGGTGAATACTGGAATTATTTCTATAATGTATGGAAAACTGTATCTATATCCCCATTCAGCAATGCGTTGGTATTTGTAACTGGTTCTGCAAATATCACTATGCCGCAGACGTTTACAGTTCATATTACAGATAAATCTGAATCTGATTTTGCAACTACACTGACGCTGGAAGTTAAAACAACTGATGAACAGCCAGCAGTATTTAATCAGCAGTTCAGATTCGTGCAGACTGAACAAATGACGGAGGATGGAATTGCAATGCATCCATACGGTGCAATTTTGATTCCAGAACCAGAAGTTACAGCTGCCACAAAAATTACTGTGAAAATGAATGTCGGAAATGCTAGTTACACATCGGCAACGCAGATTGACGCAACAGCTGAAGTTGATAGCACGATTACCATGAATAAAGATGCATAGTGGAAGGGATTTATATCCCTTCCTGATTTGGAGGTTATTTCATGTATATAGCACCTAATTCAGTAGTTAGAATATTGCGCAACTGCCCGTTAGATAACACGTATGACCATACGATTTATTTTTCATCGGCTAGTGCACAATCCACATATTTTCAATCATTGACCGCATACACACACACTAATCTGTCATACAACCGTGTAAACAGAGGACAGCTAAAAATTCAGAGAAAAGCCGAAGACATGTATAACTGCAATTACATGATGTTTCAAAACACTAGTTTTGGGGACAGATGGTTTTATGCGTTTATAACATCGGTTGAGTATGTTTCTAATGAAGTATCGTTAATAACATTCGAAATAGATGTAATGCAAACGTGGTTTTTTGACGTTACATTGGAACAGTGTTTTGTGGAACGTGAACACGTTATGGATGATACAATAGGTGCAAATTTACAGCCTGAACCAGTGGATTTGGGGGAATATGTGTATAACAGTTTTTCAGGTTCAGGGCATTGTGAAACGCCATGCGCTGTTGTAATGTCAAATGTTGGTTCATCAGGACAAGAAGTAAAGCCAACATTTGCGGCAAATACATTACACGGTACAGCTTACGCACCGTATAGCGTTACGGAATCAGGGCAAGAAGCTGTCCGTGAAGATTTGTCTGACGTGTTAACATCGTGGGATGAAATGAATGAATCTATAACAGCAGTGTTCATGTATTACGCTGAATTTATGGATAATGATGTGATAACTATGACAAGAGGTGCATCGTACACTGTTACAAAATCTAAAAACTATAGTAATTTGAATGGATATGCCCCTAAAAACAATAAATTGTTTACATACCCATACAACTACATGTTAGTTACAACCGATGAAGGCGATAGTATTGACATGCGATATGAATATTTTTCCACATCAAATTGTCAATTTGTTATGGCTGGAAGTGTTGCGGCTAATCCACAAATATCTTTACAACCTTTAAATTATAAGGGATGTTCATTTTTACGAAATGAACAACTGATTTTGTCAGGGTTCCCGCAGTGTACATTTAACATAGACGCTTTCAAGGCATGGTTATCTCAGACTGCTTCAAACCCGTCAACGTGGTCTGGTTTGATGCAATCGACCGCTTCGGGTGCGGCTGTCGGTGGCTTACAGGGTGCCGCAGTTGGTGCCGCTACTGCATTGTTCGGTACAGCTATCGGAGGAGGTTTAGCCGCTGTAAACCCGCCAGAAGTAAAAGGAACATCTCAATCGGCTGTAAACTATTCACAGGGGAAAAAAGATTTTTATTTCTATCCCGCAACTATAACAGCAGATTTTGCCGAAAGAATCGACAATTTTTTAGACGTATACGGATATGCAGTCAACGAGCACAAAGTCCCTAATAGGTCGGGTAGAGCACACTGGAATTATGTAAAAAATAAAACCACTAATTTGGTTGGGAATGCTCCTGCGGATGATGTTAATAAGATAGTATCAATATATAATAAGGGTATTACATTTTGGAGAAATGGTTCAGAAGTAGGCAACTATTCACTGGATAATACTTTGTAGGTGGTGATTATGGGAAGAAATAAAAACAATAGAGAATTTTGGACATCAGGTGCCATGAACAATATGGCATATCGGTACTATTATGACCGATTAACTGAATTAGCAATATCATCTATAAAATGGAATAATCTACCTGATACGATTGATTCCAGATTTATGGAATTAGTGCTGTTCAGATACGGGCAGGCGGTATTTTTCGAAGATGAAGTCATGGGGTATCTATGTTTGACAAATGCGCTGAATGGTAATTGGGATGTGTATAATATACCAGTACTCAGACGAGCATATGCGACGAATGGTTACCAGAAACAGTTAACGAATAAAGATAGTGTTGTTATTTATAATAACCTATTGCACATGAATTCCGCTAGAGATGTTCGATATTATGCTGGACGTTTAGCGCAAATGGACAGGATAATAGATATCAATGTAAACGCACAGAAAACACCAGTAATGATAAAATGCGATGAAACAGAACGATTGACAATGCAAAATTTGTATATGAAATATGATGGGAATCAGCCGTTTATCTGGGGCGATAAATCTTTGTCGTCGACACCACTGGAAACGCTGAATACTGGTGCGCCTTATGTGGCCGAAGATATTTATAATTTAAAAGAAAAAGTATGGAACGAAGCATTGACATGTCTAGGAATTTCCAATTTAACTGTCAATAAAAAAGAACGTTTAATAACCGATGAAGTGCAACGTTCAATTGGCGGCACAATCGCTAGCAGAAAATCCAGATTGAAAGCACGCCAACAGGCAGTTGACATGATAAATGATATGTTCGGATTAGAAATTTCTGTGGAATTTGAAGAAGACACGGGAAACAATGATTACGACGGAAAAGTGTTTGAAGAGGAGGAAATAATAAATGATTAGTGTTTATACGTTTGTGTTCCTATTTGCCATATTTATGACAATTAACGCAATTATATGCGTAGCGTTGTTGTTGATTGGGTCGTGGGTGAAAGAAACAGCAAAATTTGTAAAAGATTTCAATCGTTGGTATGGCGATTTTCCTGAAGATTTTGGTGAGTTTGATTCCCTGATAGATGGCGATGAGGACGCTACTAGATACTGATGTTTAGTTATAGTTTCGGTGTAATCCTATGGTATTGTTTACAGGCTGGGTTGATAGGGGCTGGTATTGCTTTATGGGCGGTGATTAAAAAATGAGTATGTATACAACAGAATTACGGTTTATCTGTGAAAACTACGCTGGGTTGACTGAATCAACTGGATATAGTAATGTGGAACAGGTTATCGCTGGGGCGTTGCCGAAATTATTTGATTTTGATTTTCCGATTTTCGATGAAGATTATCGTACTGTGTTGGAAACGAAAATTGTGAAACATTATTATACTAGGGAAATTTCTGAGGAGACTGTAGGGTTATGGAAATTAAGATTGAACGCTAAAATGAATGAAATAATGCCGTATTATAACAAATTGTATACGGCATGGGCGGCTGAATTTAATCCGTTGTATGATACGGATATTACAACACAACATACGCTGGATAATGAATCCAGTCAGACGACCACAGGGAAATCAACTGACAGATTCAGTGATACGCCGCAAGGTAGTTTGGAGAACATCGAAGATAATACATATTTGTCCAGTGCTAATATAAATGACACAAATGCTACGGGGACTAGTACAAGTAGCGATGAATACTTGGAAAAAATTACTGGTAAGCGTAATGGTGCTAGTTATTCGGAAATGCTGGATAAATATAGGGATGCATTGATAAACATTGATATGATGATTATTGATGATTTACAGAATTTGTTTTTTAAATTGTGGTAGGAGGTGTTTAAAATGGCATATGAATCAATACGGTTGAAACGCTTTAAATTTTGGTGTCAGATAGTGTTACCATTGGTGTATGATGATTCATTATCTTATTATGAATTACTCGGTAAAGTCGTAGATTATCTAAACAAAATAGTTGATAATCAAAACGATATGAGTGAATACCTAAAAACGCTTGATAGCGATGTTGAAACAATGAAAAATGACATCATTTTTTTAAAAACCGAGTTAGAAAAAGTTAAAAATGGTGATTATGCATCACTTTATCTTGATTCATTAATCAATTGGATTGATAAAAATTTACAGGAATTAGTTGGTAGAATAGTTAAATATGTATTCTTTGTTATTGATGATGATGGCCATTTTAACGCTTTAATCCCATACGAATGGCAATTTCTTGAATTTAGTACGGGGTATGACCCAACAAATGAAAATGAATATTTACATCTAATTCTTAATTGGTAGGAGGTAAAAATGGATAACAATATTTCAACCTATTATAACGGTAAATATAACAGATACGTTGGAGCGCGATATGTACCAATATTTGCGGGTGAATGGTCAAACACTGAAACATATGAACCGTTAACCGTTGTAACACAAAACGGTAATTCATATATTTCAAAAACATTTGTCCCCGTCGGAATTGATATCACTAACGAGACATATTGGGTATTGTTCTCTAACTATAATGCTCAATTAGCTGAAATAATTGAAAATTTATCTGACATAAATACTGACATCACAGAAATAAATGAACAGCTAGCCGCATTATCTAATGACATTATTAACAGCATGTTTATGCCGTTGCAGAAACGTTATAATCAATATAAATCTAATGTTAGGCGTATAATAACTAGTTACATGGCTAGAAATAATTTTAGCACATGCGTAACTGGCAATATTGTTTCGGATGGCAATGTAAAACCTTTGTGGCTTTATAGCAACGAGGCAAAAGGGCTGTATGGAAATATTATCAATCCTCAATACACATATAAACCAGCTTCGTTCTTAAAACAATACGCCATGGAAACAGGAACAACCACTCAAATATCGGGCGTAGATTATAATAACATGTATTCTGACTGTTCTACACTTACATATCTAATATGCGCGGGAATAGACTATCTAAACAGTCCATATTATTACGGAAATGCAACAGCTGAACCCGATGTTGAACAACTTATAAATTTATCACTTGGAAATCGAGACTTGAATTATTTCTGGGCAATCGATTTCAAAGGGCAACTAATTGTAGACGAAATGGCTATGAATCTAGAAGGCTCTGGAAATGTTTTAAAATATGTAGCAGAGCAGTCATATGGCAGTGATGCTGTATATTATGACGCAATCATAAATCAAATGGAAACAGGTGATATATTATTTCTAGGGTCTGAATCAGACTCTGATAAATTTTATGGTATACACCACTGCGGTATATTTGTAAAAACACTAGATGAATTAAACAGCTATGGTACATCATACAATCAAACATATCACGCATATGATAATCAAACTTCATCTCGTGGTTATATTGTGGATTGTGATGCTTCAACATCATCCTCAAATGCATACACCAATGTAATAAAAATACAAACGCTGGAAACATGGCTAAACCGTTTCCCGCCATCAGTAGATAATACATGGCAGGCTGTATATGTTGCTAAACCGTATCCAAACGGTATGAACTCAAATAAACTTGCGAATAACACCACTTTACAGCAGTGGGCAAATGCGAAATATTTCTCTAATTACTCGGGGGCTGATTTGCACAGAATTGCATTTGACACCCTTAACGGCTGTATAAATACGGGCAGCTTTGGCGCAACTGGAATTGCAATAACTCAAAATTTCGATTATAACGACATCACTACACCGGGGATATATTATCCAGCAAATAATAAAATTACTAGAACGAATGCACCTGCTTCATACGAATCATGGCAATTCCATCTAATCATTGTTATGGGTGGTTTAAATTCACCACCAACTGGAACAGGTAAATATATCGTGCAAATATGCGTACCCGCTGGTGGTGGTACAGGGGCGATTTGTTATAGAACAAAATACGATACTTGGTCTTCTTGGCTAAAACTACAAAGTGAAGTTGACAGTTAAAAGAGCGGCTTAACG